GTAAGTCGTCCAGAAGTAACTTTTGAAAACATCACACTAGATGCTTACAACAGCAAAATTAAATATGCAGGTAAGCCTTCCTGGAGCGATATTACACTGGTTATTCGAGACGATGCAACAGGCGCTGTGAGCAAGTTAGTAGGCGAGCAAATCCAAAAGCAATTTGACTTCTTTGAACAATCAAGTGCTGCATCAGGTATTGACTACAAGTTCACTACTGTCATTGAAATTCTCGATGGTGGTAACGGTGCATTTGAGCCAACAGTACTAGAAAGCTTTGAACTAGAAGGCTGCTATGTACAGAAAGCTAAGTATGCAGATGCTGATTACAAATCAAGTGAACCAGTGCAAATTGACTTAACTATCACTTACGATAATGCAATTCAAACTAATGCTGCCGGTAACCCAGTTGGTATTGGAGAAAATGTTGGCCGTACTGTACGTACATTGGCTACAGGCTAATATTTTTAAAAAATTACATTAAAAAGACCTGAGAGATCAGGTCTTTTTTTTTGATAAATATTATCATGCCCTCAATTGGATCATATCTTCAACCTAACAATAATGACAACATTGTCTTAAAAGGATACGCTCACGCGAGTCGACTTTATGCCGATGGTGTATTTGCATTAGCACCAAAAACTGGATGGATACATTATGTAGTGTTTGATATAAATCCAGATGCTGTTGTAGATAAAACTTGGTTAAATCAACAAAAAATAACCGAAGTTGGAATGTTAGTTAAAAGTTCTGATTTACCAAAATTTCAAATATCAACTGAAGTTGTAAATCAATATAATAGAAAAACAGTTATTCAAAAAAATATTTCTTATCAAACTGTTAATATGACATTACACGATGATCATTCAAATGTTACACATAATATGTGGCTTAATTATTTTAGATATTATTTTGTTGACTCAACATTAGGCGGCACAGGTCCAGCAGGTACTGCTAAAGATAAATCAACTGGTGCATTTAGTAACAACAAATATGAATTATCTACTAACCTATATTCTTCAACCAATTACGGCTTAAATTCAGAACTAGTAAAAAATCCATTTTTTAGATCAATTACAATTTATCAGCTTAATAAACAAATATTTACTAGCTATCAACTTATTAATCCTATAGTTAGATCTTGGGAGCACGATCGGGTAGATCAAACACAGGGAAATAAAATAGCTGAAAGTAAAATGTCTGTTGAATATGAAACAGTGTTTTACGGTACAGGTCGAGTTGCCAAAGACAATCCTACAGGATTTGCAATATTTCATTACGATACTCGTCCAAGTCCATTAGGATCTAATAATATTGCAGGTATCCTCGGAGATATTACAAATCAAATTCTTCCCAATGCTTCTCCAGGTGCATTAGATTCATTAAGTGCAGCATTAGCTAAAAATACAACACTAAACAACATCGCAGGTATAGCCACTAATTTACTTAATCCCAGTAAGTATTCAATCTTAGGAAAAGTAGAAAGAGCATTAGGCACCGGAGGGTTTAACGGCCTAGGAGTTAATTTAAACATTAACAAAGGCAATAACTATGCTACAGCAGGTCAAACTAATGCCAGTCCTGTTTCATTAGTTACTGGTTCTACTACGGGCCAAGAAGCAGACATTAACGGTGTGCTCACACAGGCTACTATTCCTGACGGTGTGATCCCTACTTCAGCTAATCCTGCAACATCAGGATATGCAGATTTACAACAAATTACAGAAACTAAAAAAATTATTTCTGATGCACAGTTTAGTGCTTCCACAAGTGATACTACTCCTGCAGGTACTACTATCGCGTTGGGTAATTATTTTCCACCTGTTCCACCATTATCTGATAGTTCTCCTTATACAGCTAGTAGTAATATTACTAATAATAATTCTTATAGTGAAATTTCACAAGCATATTCAACACTTAACACTTCATGGTCTACAGATAATGACTTTGTTAATAGTCAAACTCTTACATCAGATCAAATTATTAATAAATTAAACACTGCAAGTTCACCTGAAGAATTTGCTGCAATACAGCAAGCAGCAACTGATAATTTATCTATTGCGCAAAATTTACAAGAAACTGTGAATAATAAATACATGCCAGAAGCAACTAGATTAAATTCATTATTAACCACAGCACAAAATGATGTATCAGCAAGTGGTAATTTATCATCTACTCCTGACCTATCTTCATCCAATCCTATTACTGAGATTTAATCATGTCAACATTTTATAATAATTTACCACAACCTAGTCAAACTGCTGATAGCTCACAATCAACATTAAAAATATTTGATACATATACTAATGTACCAATAAGCATAGATACTGCTACATTTGATGCTGTAACTGGATTTTTTGGTAGTCGAGGATTTGGCGATGATGCTGCATCTAGTATGGCTTATATTATTATTAAACAAGCTTTTCAAGATGGATACAATCCTTTTGTATTATTAGACACATTAAAAGGTTTAAACAACATTGAATTAAGTAATCTAATATCTGAAATTCTTAACTATAATAGATTTAAAACTAGTAGCTTAGGTACTGCTAGTCCGTTTACTCCTGCCGAGGAGGTCGCTAGGAATATAATCGCATGAGCTTAAATTATGCTCAAGGATTTTTTAAATTAAAAAACCCTGAAAAATATGTGGGATTAGGTCAACCTCGGTATCGATCATCTTGGGAATTAGCAGTAATGAAGATGTGCGATGAAAATCCTGCAATTCAAAATTGGGCCAGTGAATCAATTAAAATTCCTTATAGAGATCCATTAACAGGAAAACATACAGTATACGTTCCTGATTTTTTAGTAGTTTATGTAGATAAAAATCAAAAAAATCATACAGAACTTTGGGAAATTAAACCACGCAATCAAGCAGTTCTAGAAGCAGTAGGTAAAAATAAACTTAACCAAGCACACTATATAAAAAATATGGCTAAATGGGAAGTTGCTCGACAATGGTGTAAAAAACATAAAATCACATTTAGAGTATTAACCGAAAATGATATTTTTCATATGGGCGGCAAAAAAAGTAAATAGAAATATGACAAAGAAATTAGAAACATTATTAAACATTACGCCCGCAGAAGATTCGGCAATAATCCCGCCTCCTAAAAAAGAAAAAGTCAAAGCGGTAATTGATTTGCAGGATCGATTAGAAGAATTTGATAAAATCAGTAGCGCATTACCTAAAGTCGAAGGACTTGGGCATATGAGCGATACTGAATTAGATTCTTTGGCTGCAAAAGCAGAGCAAGCATTTGACGATCTTATGGATTTAGGAATGAACGTCGAAGCTAGATATGGCAGTAGAATGTTTGAAGTAGCTGGTAACATGTTAAAGACTGCGGTAGATGCGAAGTCAGCTAAGATTGATAAGAAATTAAAAATGGTTGAACTGCAACTTAAAAAATTAGCAATAGATAAAAAAGATGCTGCAACTGCTGAAGATCCAGTAGAAGGTAAAGGTTACATCATATCTGATCGTAATAGTATCTTGGAAAAACTTAAAAATATGAATAAATGAATATAAATTTTTATTTTGCTAGTTAAAAATCAACATGATCATTTATTTGTACGTTAAAACTCACAATAAAACTGGATTAAAATATCTTGGAAAAACTACAAGAAAAAATCCTCATTTATATCCTGGATCAGGAATTCGATGGAGAAAACATCTCGACAAACATGGATATGATTATAGTACAGAAATTATAAAAGAATGTGTTACAAATAAAGAAGTAGCAAAATGGGGATTATACTATTCTAATCTGTGGAATGTTGTTGAGAGTAATCAGTGGGCAAATCTTACACCTGAGATAGGCAATGGTGGAAGCATGTCTGGCAAAAACGCTAGAATGTTTGGAAAACATCATTCTGAATCTTCTAAACAAAAAATGTCAAGATCAAATAAAGGCAAAGTTGTATCAGAAGAAACTAGAAAGAAAATGTCGGAAAATCATGTAGGTATGACTGGAAAGTCTTTTTCTGAATCTTCTAAACAAAAAATATCAATATCGAATAAAGGCAAAGTTGTATCAGAAGAAACTAGAAAAAAGATGAAAGAATCTAGTACTTGTAAAAAATCGGTAAACACCCCTATCGGTACATTTAGTTCTATAACTGAGGCAGCTATTGCTTTAAAGATTCACAGAGATACCATAATAAATAGAATGAAAAAGCTACCGTCAGAATATTATTTTATTTGATAAATATTACATAAGGAAAAATAAATGTCTAAAACATTTAAAGATTATCTATTTGAAAGCAAAAAGATGTACCCGTTTAAGGTAAAAATCGCCGGAGAAATTACCAGTGATCAAGAAGGTACATTAAAAACTCTGTTAGACAAGTATCAAGTTGTTGAATTTAAAAAGTCAGCAAAAACTCCAGTTCAAGCATTACCACTAGATTTTCCTAGAATACAAAATGCAGAAGTATCTATTTGGGATGTTACGTTAGATTATCCAGTTACTGCATTTGAATTAATTAATTATCTAGGAAATGGCTTACGAATCAACGAACAAAGAATTGTTGTAAGAAATCCAAACGAACCATCAGAAGAATATCAAAGACCATCAGAAACCTATGACGGTGCTTTATTAAACGATCCAAATTATAAAGAATCACCAAACGAAGATTTTAATAATTACTATGGCGACAAGTATAACGCGAGCTTTGTAAAAGCATTAAATGATGATCTTAAAGCACAACGTAAAGCAAGAGGCGAAGTAATCCCTACTGAAGGTGTTGCACAAACAACTAATGATTTACCACAAAATAACACTAGTCCGGTATTAAAATCAAAAAATATTGGGATTGCTAAAACAGCGAACGGAAAATGAACATGCAAATGATTGATGTATTAAAAAGACTAGCTGAATTAGATTCTTCTAATCCTCGTGTAGAAAAAACAATGATGCCAGAACAAAGTCTTGCAACAGTGACTAATATTGATGGTGAGTCACAACTTAATGAATGCGGACCAATGGGTATGGGAGGAATGATGCCTCCACATAGTCCTGCTAGCTTCAGCGTTACTGCAAACAGCGGCGAAGAATTAGGCAGTCTTTTAAAAGACATTGTTTCATTAGCAGGAATTAAACAATCAAATATTTCTCCAGAAATGCATAAAGAAATTGAAATTTCAGCGCCACATCGTGTTGAGCCTGCAGACGATATGTCTAACATGATCGGCATGATCGATAAGATGAATACATCTTCAGATCATAATGTAGATGATTTAGAGCAGGAAAATCTAGCAGGTGCAGTAGTAGGCGGAGTTGGAGCAAGTTTAATCGCAGGTCCTGAAGCAGCAGAAATTGGTGCAATGGTTGGCGATAAAGTTGGCGATATGATGACTAGTCACGATGACGATGACCAACAAGAAGGTATTGATGATCGAATCTATGATAATAGTCCAGAAGAAGAAATTGAAGCACATGACTATGGTGACAAACAAGTAAAACCAAAACCAAATGAGCCTATGAAAAAACACGGTGGCGGAAATCCATATAAATCAACACATGAATCAATGGTATCAAAAATCGAAGCACAGCTACACAAAGATTGGCAAGAATTCGTAATCGAAGCTGCACCAAGTGCAGGCCTTAGCAAAAAGAAAAAATCAGAAGTAGTTAAAAAAGCAAAAGCAGGCAAAGACATCGGTAAAAAAGGCAAAGGCTTTAAAGCGGTGGCAAGTAAAGCAGCTAAGAAATACGGTAGTAAAGAAAAGGGCGAAAAAGTCGCCGCCGCAGCAATGTGGAAGAATGTTAAACGATAATTATTAAAGGTACAGAATAGCCCCATTGGGGCTATTCTTTTGATTAAATATTAGTATGGCTAAATCACTTGACGGAAATTTAATTAAATCTGCACATAAAACACAAAAGTTTACTGAGCAAGATTTAGCAGACATTGCAAATTGCATGTCAGATCCTCATTATTTTTTAAATAATTTTTTCTATATTCAACATCCTACTAAAGGTAGATTGAAATATAACTCTTTTGAGTATCAAGATCGATTGATTGATAGTTACCATAATTATCGTTTCAACGTTAATATGTTACCACGTCAAACAGGTAAAACTACTACAGCAGCAGGATATCTTCTTTGGTATGCAATGTTTATTGATAACAGTACTATTCTTATAGCAGCTCACAAATATACTGGTGCAAAAGAAATTATGAGCAGAATTCGTTATGCTTATGAAAATTGTCCAAATCATATTCGCGCAGGTGTTACTAGTTACAACAAAGAAAGTATTGAATTTGACAATGGATCGCGCATTGTTGCACAAACTACTACAGAAACAACCGGCCGTGGTATGGCGCTATCCTTGCTGTATTGTGACGAGTTTGCATTTGTTCCACCTAATATTGCTACAGAATTTTGGACTTCAATTTCACCAACTCTAGCCACAGGCGGTAAAGCTATTATTACATCAACTCCAAATAGCGACGAAGATCAATTTGCTCAAATTTGGAATGAAGCTAATAAACGAGAAGACGAATACGGTAACATACAAGGTCTTGGTAAAAATGGATTTCATCCATTTAAAGCTCATTGGTCCGAGCATCCTGATCGAGATGAAAAGTGGGCTGCTGAAGAATTAGCACGTATTGGTGAAGAACGTTTCCGACGTGAGCACGAGTGCGAGTTCTTGATCTTTGACGAAACACTAATTAACTCTATTAGTCTTTCTAACTTAGAGGGAATTGAACCTATAATGAAAATGGGACAAGTTCGGTGGTATAGAAAAATCAATCCTGCTGCTACATATATTATTAGTTTAGATCCCAGTTTAGGCACTGGAGGTGACTATGCAGGAATTGAAATATTAGAAATTCCTGCATTCGAACAAGTAGCAGAATGGCATCACAACACTACTCCAATTCAATCACAAGTTAGAATATTACGAGATGTTGCCAAATACATCGAAGAGCAATGTAATGCAGAAGGTCAAACTGTCAGCATTTATTATTCTGTGGAAAATAATGCCATAGGTGAAGCAGCACTAGTTGCTATTAACGAACTAGGAGAAGAAAGCTTTCCTGGATTATTCTTAAGTGAACCGATCAAAAAAGGACATGTTCGTAGATTTCGTAAAGGATTTAACACCACGCACAAAGCAAAAATTGCTATTTGTGCTAAACTTAAACAACTGATTGAACATAAAACATTGAAAATTTATTCTAAACCGCTGATAAGTCAACTTAAAGCGTTTGTTGCCAAAGGACTAAGTTTCGAAGCTAAGTCTGGAGAAAATGACGATTTAGTTGCTAGTATGTTATTGAATTTACGAATGATTATGATGTTACAAGATTGGGATCCCAGCGTTTACGAAAAAATGCATGAACATGTTTCTGAAGAAACTATTCTCCCAATGCCTATCTACATTTCTAGTTTAATATAAATAGTAAGATGAAACCCATTGAGATTATCGCACAAGATTTATTTGATAAAGTACGCAGCCGCTTCACCAATTTACAAATGGGTGATGAAAAAGGATCTGTCACAGTAAATCCTCAAGATGCTAGATTTTTTGATTTTGATTTTACCATCGAAAGTCACGACTTAGGACGTGTTAGTATTTCAATTAATGATACTGGCAATTTGAAAGTTTATTATAGTCAAAGCATCACAGAAAATACAGATACCATTGCACAAGAAGTATGGTACAATTTTCTCAAAGAAATGCGTTTTTTTGCCAAACGTCGTTTATTAAGATTTGATACTCGTGACATTACCAAAGGCAATTTAGAAAAAAGTGATTTTCAATATCTTGCAAAAAACGGGTCTAAGGATAAAAATATGAAAGAATCAAACATGTTTGGAAGTTCAAAAACTTCTCATAGAAGGTTAGAGGATACTGATCTAATTATACGGCATACCGAAGCAATTGATCCTACTAAGCCAGGTGCACGTAGTCGTAAGATTAAAAATCTTTTTATTCAAAATAAAGAGGGAGAACGGTTTAAATTTCCTTTTGTTTATTTGCCAGGCGCACGTGCCATGCAGAGACATATTTCCAATGGTGGTTATCCGCACGATGATGCAGGTAAAAATATTGTTAAAACTTGTGAAGAAATTCTTAAACTCAGTGATTTTGGACGTAAAGTAAAACACTCAACACTAAATGATAATGCACATGCTATTGCAGAACGTGCTGGACAAAAATTACAGCAACTACGTCATCATATGGAATGTATGAGCAAGCAAGGTTATTACGAATCTTGGAGAGAAGCATACAAGCCTGATGATGCGCATCTTATTGAACTCGATGCAGCCACAGTAGAAAGCTATAAAGACGCATTTACTGTTAATAAATTTGATGAAGCATTGGCCGAAATGTTCCCACTATTACATTCTATTATGCAAGAAGCTAGCGAAGTTGATTTAGAAGAATATGTAGGTGAAGCAATTGAAGAAGATTCAGAAAAAGTTTACTGCGATAACTGCGGTGGAGAACTTAGAGATACAGGAGCTAGTTGGAATCATGTAGGTCATACCACATGTCGAACACCTAAGCCCATAGACGAAACAACTGAATCACAAGATGTATTTTCAACTTTTGAATCATGGGCCGAAGGGCTTGTATCTGAAAGTTTTTCCGATGATGAAATAGCACAATTGCAAGAATTAGTTAAGGAGCCTCTACTTGTTGGTTCAAATGAAGAAGCAGTGCAGGCACTTATGGGAATTGGTATTAAAGATCCTGGGCTAATTAATGCATTAAAAGCAATTGCAGATATGCCAAATGGTGCTGATGCTGATGCTAGAGATACTATTAAAACTTACATGGGTAATGATGCTGATAAGATCGATTGGGGTGATATAGATAAATCTACACCGCAGTCTACTCAACCAACAGCGCCTGAACCAACAGCACCTACTGAACCCGAACAAGGAGAAGAAATGCCAACTCAACCTTCTGAGCAACCTCCTGCAGAAGATGAGGAAGCAGCCAACGAAGAGCAAGATGATGAAAGTTTCTTAGCTAAAATGCGTAAAAAAGTTGGAATGAATAAAGAAGATAGCATCGAAACTGATCCAAAGCATAAGTTAATTGAACCAGATAGCATCAACAGCAAACTAAAAGATGTTGCCAAAGTTATTATGGGATTTTATGATAGAGATCGCGGCACTTGGACTAAAGGTGAACATGGCGTTGTTACGCATGTTAAGCGTCAATTTAGTTCAGACAGTGGTAAAGGCGGAGAAAAAGAAGCAAAACTTGCTGCTAAATTAATTAAACATTTAAACAGTCAACACGAAGGAAAGAAAACTTTCGAAGAAATACGTAAGCTAGCTGGATTATCTATCTATGAAGATGTAACTCAAGATCATGATAGAAATACTTTCCAACATATTTGTAATAGGTTCAAGAAAGAAGTCGCAGATTTTAAGCATGATGGAACACTTGATCAAGAATTATATGAAGCATTATTTGATTATTATGAACCCGAAATGCCATACGGTATTAAAAAAGCTCGAACCGGCGATCCTAAACCATGGATCAGTGATAGATTCGCCGAAGATCTAGGAATGGCACATGAAGATATTCATGGAGAATTTTCTGAAGATGTTTTTGAAATGCGTAGACTAGCCGGATTGTCTGTTAACGAATCGAAGAAATCTTCTAAAAGAAAAATCTAAAAAGAAGAAAATTATCATTGACAAGATAAATAAACTAGCATATAATTTATTATGTGCTAGTTTTTCTTTTATGTAGTTGCATAAAACGAAAAGGCATTTAAGGCATCTAAGGCAAATAAAAGGAGATATAATTATGGCCTCATTAGCAGAAATTCGCGCAAAGCTTCAAGCAGCAAATAATCAAAATTCCGGTGGCGCAGCCGGCGGCGACAACGCAATTTTCCCACATTGGAATCAAGCAGAAGGTACTACTACTACAGTACGTTTCCTTCCAGACGCAGACCCTAACAATACATTTTTCTGGATCGAACGAGCAATGATTAAGTTGCCGTTTGCTGGTGTCAAAGGCGAAGCAAATAGCAAGCCAATTACTGTTCAAGTTCCTTGCATGGAAATGTGGGGAGAAACTTGCCCAATTCTAACTGAAGTTCGTCCTTGGTTCAAGGATAAGAGCTTAGAAGATATGGGTCGCAAGTATTGGAAGAAGCGTTCTTATCTATTCCAAGGATTTGTAGTTGATACAAAGCTACAAGAAGATGGTAAGGTTCCTGAAAATCCAGTTCGTCGATTTATTATTGGATCTCAAATTTTTAATCTAGTTAAGAATGCACTGATGGACAGCGAAATTGACGAACTGCCAACTGATTATGTTCGTGGTTTAGATTTCAAGATCACTAAGACATCTAAAGGCGGGTATGCAGACTATTCTACATCTTCATGGGCACGTCGTGAACGTGCTCTTAGTGATGCAGAAAAGGCAGCAATTGAACAATATAAGCTATTTGATCTAAAGAGCTTCCTTCCAAAGAAGCCAGGTGATGTTGAACTCAAAGTTATGAAGGAAATGTTCGAAGCGTCAGTTGACGGTGAAGCATTTGATATGGAACGTTGGGGTCAATATTTCAAGCCAGCAGGTATGGGCGGTAGTGGTACTGCTACAGGCTCAACTACTGTTGCAAAAGCATCTTCAATTGTGGATGATGACATCCCTTTTGATAACGCGGTTTCAACACCCGCTAAAGCTGTTGAGTCTGTAACTGAAACAGCATCTAACGGTAGTGAAGCCAGCGATCGTGCCAAGGATATCCTTGCAATGATCCGCAGTCGTCAAAAGTCTTAATAAGGAGATAATCGTTGAGTAAAGCATTCGATATCTCTAAATTTAGAAAGTCTATCACCAAGTCCATTGATGGCCTCGGTGTTGGATTTAACGACCCAACTGATTGGATTTCTACTGGTAACTTTGCACTCAACTATCGTATCTCGGGGGATTTTTTCAAAGGAATCCCCCTTGGTAAGGTAACAGTGTTTGCAGGTGAATCAGGAGCAGGTAAGAGCTATATTTGTTCAGGTAACATCATTCGTCATGCACAACAACAAGGCATTTATGTAATTCTTGTTGACAGCGAAAATGCACTAGACGAAGAATGGCTCAAAGCATTAGACGTTGATACTAGTGAAAGCAAGTTACTTAAACTTAACATTGCAATGATCGATGACGTAGCAAAAACTATTTCAGAATTTATGAAGGAATATAAATCTTTACAGCCTGAAGAAAGGCCTAAAGTATTGTTTGTTATCGACTCTCTTGGTATGTTACTAACTCCAACTGATGTTAATCAGTTTGAGGCAGGTGAAATGAAGGGCGATATGGGTCGAAAGCCCAAAGCACTTACAGCACTCGTTCGTAACTGCGTTAACATGTTTGGCAGCAATAATGTAGGAATGGTAGCAACTAATCATACATATGCTAGCCAAGACATGTTTGATCCTGATGATAAGATTTCAGGTGGTCAAGGATTTATCTATGCATCTAGTATTGTTGTTGCCATGCGTAAACTTAAACTTAAAATTGACGAAAATGGTAATAAAGTCAGTGATGTATTAGGCATTCGTGCATCGTGTAAAGTTATGAAAACTCGTTATGCAAAGCCGTTTGAATCAGTTGAAGTACAAATTCCATATTCAACAGGTATGAGCCCAACTTCCGGTTTAGTTGATATGTTTGAAAAAATGAACGTATTGACCAAAGTTGGTAATAAATTAGCATATACAGACAAGGAAACAGGTGAAATTATTTCCGAGTTTCGTAAAAATTGGACAGAAGAAAAGTTAACATTGATTATGAAGCAATGGGACGAACTTACTGTTCATAAAACTAATTTAATTGAGGAAGTTGAAGAATAATGGAAGAAGAACAAATTATGGAAATTTGGGATCTATTTGTTGAATATATCCCAGAAAAGAATAGAGAAGTTGCTGCAAATCAATACGTTGATTATTTACTAGGCAATGATGTTAGTTTATCTACACTACAATCAGTTACAGGGTATGACGATCATCTCGATCATGCAATCGAATTGATTAGTTCAGAACATTCTGAAGAAGAAGACGACTTCCAAGACGAGGATTATTAATGCGTTGGTACTCAAAAGTCAGTAAAGACATTAGTCATTTGCCAGACTGCATTGAGTACTTTTACACGCAGTTAGACGAAGCTAGAAAAGAAGTCAAAGTTTTTGGCAATCTTGAAAAAGCTTCGTCTGCCTTGCCTGGTATCGTAGAACAACGTTTTAACCAGCTTCAAGAAATTGAAGCTGTGTTAGAATACTTGAACATTGAATTACGACGTACTCGGTCTAAAGCATTTAAAAAATATTTAGAAAATTATCAACGTGCTCTTAGTAGTAGAGACTGTGAAAAGTACGTTGATGGCGAAGCAGATGTAGTCGATTTAGAAAAAATTATTAATGAGTTTGCTCTCTTGCGAAATCAATGGTTAGGTGTTATAAAAGCATTAGATATTAAGCAATGGCAAATGAGCAATATCATTAAATTGAGAACTGCTGGCATGGAGGATGTGCAAGTTTAATCATGTATATTGAAGATCTAATTGATCGTGTTTCTACTCGCGTTATTTGGTCATCTGATATCCATCCATTTAACTTTCGAGAAATGCAATTTCTCGAAAGTGTGCAAGCTCAATTGAGTCGAGGAAACTCTCTTACTGAAAAACAAGCACATTTATCTCTTATTATTTTAAGTAAATCAAAACATTGGATGAGAGATCAAATTTCTAATATTGATGAAATATTAGATAATCCTCAATGGAAATATACGTTTAGAAAGCTAACCACTGAAAAACGTATATTCATAGATACATTCAATAATGAAAAAGTAATTCTAGTTGAATTTCCGTTTGACAGCATACTTGTAGACACATTTCGAAAAAGAAATCAAGGGCTTCACGAGTTATATAAAGGTCTTTGGGATGGCGATAAAAAAGCTTGGATTTTTGGGTTAACAGAAAAAAGTATTGCTTGGTTAGGTGATATTTTGATTCCAAAAAACTTCGAAGTCGATGAAGAATTTTTAGAACTATATAAGTTTATATCTGAAATACATGAGAATATTGAACAACATATTCCAATGGTAACTTATAAGAATAATAAATTTTCTCTCATTAATGCTCATAAAAACATTCCTGAGTTATCTACTGAAAATTTAGCAGAAGCATTATTCTTTGCTAGAGATCACGGAATTAATACATGGGATGACGAAATCGATAGTATGATTAATAATCTCAGTGTTTGTACTCGATCATTATTATCATCAACCGCTAAACAAAAGAATTGGTTTAATAGTGAACAAATTCCTATTTTTGAATTTGAAGATATTTTAAAGTACGGCGGTCCATGTTTAATATTAATTCCCGGCGGCAGTGAATTAGAATTAACTAAGAAATGGACAGAATTTGCACTAAAAATCGGCATTAATATCGAAGATATTAGTGTCATGTTTAGACTGCCTAACGAGCAGGCAAGTTTTAATCAATATGTCAAAAACATAGGACTCAATAATCCTATAATTGATAATACACGAATAGTGTTTGTTAGTACTAAGATCACAAAACCACTGGTAAAATCTAACATAAAATTTAACACAGCAATCAATTTAGGCTATTATAACTACCTGCATTTTACTATGACAACTATGGTAGAAAGTGTTCCTAATTTGATACACTATAGCTTGAAAGAACCAACAACGGCACGAAGATGGCAACCGCTAGAATTATAATAAAAGACGAAGTTAATGCAAAAATTGAAGGATTGGACCTTGATACTAGAAAAGAATTAGTAAAAAAGTTCAAATATTTTCAGCAAAGTGCAAGATATCAACCTGCATATAAATTAGGACGCTGGGACGGATGTGTTAGTTTCTTTGGGTTAGGCGGAACTACTTACGTTAGTATGTTAGATAAAATATTACCATTAATAGAACAATGGGGATATTATATTGAAGTTGATGATCAACGATTGACTAGTGAATTAGAGTTTGAAAAAATCACAGAAGAATTTTGGGGTGAACAAACTTGGCCAGCAGGTCATAGATTTGCAGGACAACCAATTAGACTACGTGATGATCAAGTCCATGTAGTTAATAGCTTTTTAGCCAATCCGCAAGCGTTGCAAGAAGTTGCTACAGGTGCAGGCAAAACTATTATGACTGCAACATTGAGCAAAATCTGTGAAAAATATGGTAGAACTATAACTATTGTTCCTAACAGAGATCTTGTTACTCAAACTGAAGAAGATTTTATCAATGTAGGGCTTGATGTAGGTGTATATTATGGAAGTAGAAAAGATTTAAATAAAACACACACTATATGTACTTGGCAAAGTCTTAACGTTTTAGATAAAAAAAGTAAAGACAACGAACAAGAAATTATTACGTTAGCAGAATTCTTAGAAGGTGTAAGTACTGTTATTGTTGACGAAGTACACCAAGCTAAGGCAGATGTATTAAAAAATCTTCTTACACAAAATCTACGTAATGCGCCAATAAGATGGGGTCTTACTGGTACTATTCCTAAAGATGACTTAGAATTTGAAAGTATTAAGTGCAGTCTCGGTGATGTTATTAACCGAGTATCAGCATATGAATTACAGCAAAAAGGTATCTTAAGCGGATGCCATGTAAATGTTCTTCAAACACAAGAATGGAAAGAATTTAGCAGTTATCAAGAAGAATTGAAGTATCTTGTAACGGATACCGATAGACTAACATGGATGGCTACTACTGTTAAAGGTATTGCAGAAACAGGAAATACACTGGTATTAGTTGATAGGCTTGAAACTGGTAAAGCATTGCAATTAAAACTCAATGATATCTTTACTGTATTAAATGAAGATTCAGATATTAAATTCATTTCTGGTGCAGTAAAATCTAAAGATAGAAAAGAAGAATATAGTAAAGTAGCAACGGCAGATGGTAAAATCACTATTGCAACATATGGTGTTGCTGCCGTAGGCATTAACATTCCTCGTATTTTTAATTTAGTGCTCATTGAACCTGGAAAAAGTTTTGTTAGAGTTATTCAAAGTATCGGAAGAGGTGTTAGACGTGCAGATGACAAAGACTTTGTTAATATTTGGGATATGACTGCTAACACCAAATATGCTAAAAAACATTTAACAGAACGTAAAAGATTTTATAAAGAAGCACAATATCCATTTACTATTGATAAAATTAAAATTTAATCTTTTTCTTTATTGATGAAAATTACTGATAAATACATACGGAACAAATGTTCCATAAGGAGAATTTTCATGCAAGCTATTTTAAATTCATTATTACAAGCATTTAAGTCAAAGACTGTTTGGTTTGGACTATTGCTAGCAGTTGCTACTTGGTTCCAAGGTACCATCAACGGTGGTGGCCTTGATTCAAATACGTTAGCAATTGTTGGTCCAATTGTTGGTGCAGTTGTTGTTTGGCTACGCAGTGTTACTGCTGTGCCGTTATCACAGAAGTAAAGTATTATATAATACGGCCGGCTCCTCTGTACTGCAAAGTGCAAGAGCCGGTTTTCTTTTATAAAATCATTGACTTTTCTTGCAATAATGCTATACTTAGATATTATTGGAGGATTAAAAATTCAAATACTTACTTTAGAAAATAAAACTTTTTATCTCAACGATTTACCTGAAGTAGTCGATGATGATCTTAG